GATGACGGTTAAACCTGTTAGATGGCAAACTTATGATGACCTCACAAACCAGAACCCGAATGATCGGACAGCGGGAATGTACCTAGATGCTGTCTTGGGCGCACAGGTTCCTCTAGTGAGAGGCGCAAGCCGTACACAGATTAAGATGATCAATGAGGCGATTGAAAACGGTCAGCTTGATGAGAGCCTGAGAGCATTAAACCTAATTCAAGACACACCCTTTGAGATCAATGTGCCTATCCTACGCGCTGTTGAATGGGCTTGGGAAAACAACAAGGTGTTCTCTAAGTTCCCACGATCATCAAAGCTCGACAAGATAGCCTTCCCTGCCGATTGGGATAAGATGGACAAAGCCAGTCGCAAGGGCTGGGTGATTAGGGCGCGGGAGATATTCCACAAGAACCGCGAGATTGACGGTGGGCTGGCTTTAAAGACCCAAGACCTACGAACCGCCAGATCACTTGCCAGCTTGCCTACAAAAGCCTTCTACACAGGCGCAAGCTGGGACTTCAGAGGCAGAGTGTACCCTGTCGCTAACTTCAGTCACCAGCGCGGTGATCACATCAAAGCGATGATCCAGTTGCACAACAAGAAACCTGTCGGTGAGAGTGGCCTGTCTTGGGTTGCTTTGAAGTGCGCTGATCTCGGTGATTTCAACAGAGTCAGCAAAGAGTCTATGGAAACCCGTGTTCAATGGGTCAACGACAACTTGGATAGCATTTTACGGGTCGCAGAGGACTTCCAAGGCACCTTTGATGGTGATGACCCTACCCAGCTATACTGGAGCCACGCAGACAAGCCCTTCGGCTTCCTAGCGGCTTGTATGGAGCTACATAACATAGCGACTTACGGTCTGGAGTATCAGTCAGGGTTCCCTTGTGGACTTGATGGTTCAAACAGCGGCCTTCAGCATTTCAGTGCATTGGGTCGCAACATTGATGAAGCGAAACTGACGAACCTGTTACCTTCAGCAAAACCAGAAGACCTTTACGAAGCTGTGGCAGAGAGAGCAAGGCAGAAGATTGACGCATGTGACTCAGCAACCTACGCAGCCGTTAGAAAGGCATGGCAAGAGTTTAGGGTCGGTCGAAAGACGTTAAAGCGCAATGTCATGACAAAGAATTACGGCAGCAACCTTTACGGTTTCACAGAGCAAATCAAGACAGACTTCATGAAACCTATTAACGATGCGATTGTCTCGGACGGTCATTGGCAGGGTCACAAAACAAACCCATTTGCTGTCGAGAAGATTGACCAGAAAACAGGTGAGTGCCTTGGCTTCGACAAGGGAGATACGGCAGCTAAGTATCTCGCCATGAAATCATGGGAGTCTGTGAACGAAGTTGTCAAAGGTGCAAATGAGGGAATGGGTTTTATCCAGAAGCTGTGTAACGCCTGTTCCAAAGAAAACAAGATGATGACATGGGTGACTCCAATGGGGTTCCCTGTCGTCAACCGCTACACCAAGAAGGTTTCTAAAGCGATTAAGGTCTACCTCTACGACAAGGAATACGGAGACCTCAAAAGAAGCCAAGTTACCATCAGAGAAAACTTAGTTGATGTGGATAGCCGGAAGGCAGCAGCCGCTGTTGCTGCTAACCACACTCACAGCCTCGACAGCGCACATCTACACGCCACGGTTCTAAAGTGCCATGACGACTACGGCATCAATGATTTCTTTCTGATCCACGACAGCTTTGCAACAAACCCAGCCGACACTGCCGCGATGTTTAACGCGGTTCGGCAAGCCTTTGTCGATCAGTATGACCATGAGTGTTTATACCAGCGGTTAAAAGATCAGGTGATTGAACAATTAGATCACCCTGATGCCGCTGAACTACCAGAGGTGCCAGCCAAAGGCACCTTGGATTTGAAGCAGGTTTTAGAGTCCGACTACTGCTTCATCTAATTCCCCAAAGATAACAACAAAAACAATATCAGGAGAACACCATGCACCCTCGCGAGAGAGTGCTGGAAGAAGCACGACTCTGCCGTATGCAGGGTCTGCCTTTACCAGTTGACTTAATAGCGAGAGCAGAAAGCCTTGGCATTTTGCTTTCGTATCTTGACCACCCAGAACAATCAACAAATGACAAACTGTCTCTAAAGGAGAGATTAAGATGGCTAAAGTAAAATACACCACACCAAAAGGCGTTGCTCAGTACCCTTGGCTAAAAGAGGGTCGTCCAGACACCAAGTTTGATGAGGAAGGTTTTTATCGAACCAATGTGGTTGTGGACGCTGATGCAGCGAAGACACTTGTCGATACCATTAACCAGTACGGTAAAGACAACCTCGGAGCCAAGATGTCAAAGGCTCAGTTACCTTATGAAACCGATGACGTTACTGGTGCGGTTACTTTCAAGATGAAGAGCCGGTACGCGCCAAAGATGAAGGACTCCGAAGCGCAGCTTATGACAAGCCCACCTACTATCTTTGGCGGCTCAGTCATCCGCACATCAGGAACCATTGGGTTTTATGAAAAGGGTGCAAATGTTGGCGTGAAGTTAAACCTAGCGGCAGTCCAAGTGATTGAGCTGTCTCAGGGCGATGATGACGATGGGTTCGATGCAGTTGAGGGTGGCTACAAAGCACCAGCAGCAGCGGCACCAACAGCATCGGATGATGATGATGACTTCTCGGACGAGTTCTAAAGCATACAAGTATGGATACCGAAGTGGCCTTGAGATGAAGATAGCAGAGCAGATCAAGGCTGCTGGTGTCGAGGTACTGTGGGAGACTGAGCGTGTTTATTTTACATGGCCTAGTCGAGATTCTCGGTACACACCAGACTTCAAGATACCCACCAAAGACGGTGGGTTTTTTTATGTCGAAACCAAGGGGCGGTTCCCAGACGCAGCGTCTAGGCAAAAGCACCTTTTACTTAAAGAGCAGTTTCCTCACATCGACATTCGGTTCGTCTTCAGCAACCAAAACCAAAAGCTCTACAAGGGGTCTAAGACCACCTATGCACAGTGGTGCCAAAAGCATGGTTTTCAGTATGCGAACAAGACGATCCCGAAGGCGTGGTTAGAGGAGTAGTTACGCAAGGGAGCAAGCGTATGGATACAATGACTAAAGAGAGTAGTGAGTTTGTGATGCACTTACCGTGCGAAAACCCTGACTGTGGGTCTAGCGATGCAAACTCTTTATATTCGGACGGACATACGCACTGTTTCGCGTGTAACACGACTGTGCAGAATAGCACCAGCGAGGGGGTTAGCGTAGCAGCCCCTCCCTCTGCGAAAGCTAAACTCGGCCTTCTCGCTGGTGACTACAAAGACATAGTGAAAAGGGGCTTAACGAAAGACCTCTGCCGGAAATACGATTACTTCACCACAACCTACAAAGGTGAGCGCGTTCACGTTGCAAACTACCGCGACAAGAACGGTGAGGTCGTAGCACAGAAGATCAGGAACAAGAGTAAACAGTTCTCGATCATCGGTGACGCAAAGAAGATCACGCTTTTCGGATCACACCTAAAAAACACAGGTAAGCTGCTAGTTATCTGTGAGGGTGAGGTCGATACGTTGTCGGCAGCAGCTTGCCTCGGTAAATACCATGCGGCGGTTGTAGGTATACCGCATGGGGCAGCTTCAGCAGCTAAAGCTATCAAAGACAACTACGACTACATAGCGCAGTTCGACAAATGTGTCCTGTGTCTCGATAACGATGACGCTGGACGCTCTGCGAGTCTGGAAGCTGCTCAAGTTCTACCCATTGGGAAAGCCTACATAGCCACAGTCCCGATGAAGGATATCAATGAGTGCCTAGTGGCTGGCAAATCAGCGGCTGTTGTGAGTGCTATCTTTGAGGCCAGAGTATACCGGCCTGATAGCATCATGACCTCTGCCGACTTCAGAAGCGTGATTAGTCAGGATGATGCCGCTTCATCCATCACTTACCCATACTCAGCCCTCAACGCCATCGTAGGCGGTGTGCGGCTCAGAGATAATGCGGAGTTAGTGACTATCTGCGCCGGTTCTGGACTCGGTAAAACTACACTGCTTCGAGAGATCACATATCACCTTCACCAGCAGGGTGAGAAGCTGGGATTGATAAATCTGGAAGAGTCTAACAAGCGCAGTCTTCTAGGTTTGATCGGGATCCACCTAAACAAAAACATCACAGTTCATAAAGACCAAGCGTCAAAAGAGGAAATAGAAGCTGCTTATGATGAGCTATTTCCAGATGACCACCAAATCTACCTTTACGATCATTTCGGTTCTTGTGACATCGACACGATCATCAGGCGCATCAGCTTCATGGTTAAAGCCCTCGGTGTGACCGTGATCATCCTCGATCACATCAGCATCTTGGTCAGTGGTCTAGCCACTAATGATGAACGCAAGCTCATAGACATAGCCATGACACGCCTCAGAACAGAGGTGGTGCAAGAGCTTGGCGTGACTGTAATGGCGGTTAGCCATCTTCGTAGACCATCTGG